CGCTCAAGTACTACGGTGCTGGTATGGCGTCCGACGTTGTGTTGGACGGTGGTATCGGTTCCTCAACGTACAACAGCGGTGCTGGCAACGCGAACCATATGTGGTTCCTCAACACCAAGTACCTGCACTTCCGTCCTCACAAAGATCGTAACTTTGTGCCGATCGGCGGCGAGCGGCAGGCCGTCAACCAAGACGCCATTGTTAAACTGATTGGCTGGGCAGGTAACTTGACCTGCTCGGGCAGCCAGTTCCAAGGCGTGTTGATTGCTTAAGGAGTACACGAAAATGGCAGTTTCTACCTCTAACGTCATTGGCGTGGCGCTCGGCAACACCGACACTTCCCCGTCGTTCAATCTCGGCACGACCGTAAACTTGGACGATGGTGGACAGGCGGTGTACGTTCAGGCGGCTTCTACGGTTGCGGCTTACGCGGCGGTTTCCGTCCTCGTAGACGACACCGTGGTTCCGCTGACCACCACTAACGCGGCTGCGAGCAAGGCTGTTGGCTTTGCTCAAGTGTCCATTGCCTCTGCCTCTTACGGCTGGGTGCAGTTGGGCGGTAAGCCGCGTGTCAACGTTGCTGCGGCTTGCGAGCCGTCGGTGCCGTTGTTCACGACCGCTACGGGCGGCGTCCTTGACGACGCGACCGTGACGGGCGGCTTGGTGGCGGGCCTTGTAGCCACGACTTCGGCAGCTTCGGCTTCCGCTGTCACTTGCATCGCGGGCTATCCGCACATCGCCACGGGCGTTGTCGGGTTCTAACGATGCAGCCTCTGGAGATCACGGTTCAAGCGGCGGGTACGACGGAGGAGCTTTGCTCTAACATCCGCTCGGCGCTTGGCCGTGGTCTGCCAGAACTGACCCCCGCTCCCATTAAGCACGATGGAACATTCGTGTGCGTGGCGAGCGGGTGGTCTATGCCCGATTTCGTAGAGGAAATCAGAGCGCACCGCAGAGCCGGTCGGCCCATCGTGGCGATCAAGGCAGCGCATGACTTCCTGTGCGAAAACGGCATCCAGCCTGATATGTGGGTCAATCTTGACCCGCGTGACCGCACTAACGGCATCCAGAAGGCCAACGACCGTACCGTGTACCTCGTTGCCTCACGATGTCCCCCCGTCACCTTTGACTATCTCAAGGGTAAAAACGTATGGCTGTGGCACTCATGGGCAGACGGCCCCGAGATGCAGGCGATTGGCCCGAACAAGCTCGCCGTGGGTGGCGGGACGACATCGGGACTTCGTGCCATCAACATTGGTTATCTGCTCGGGTTCCGCAACTTCGTGCTGTACGGGTACGACAGTTGCAATCGGGCCGATGGTTTGAAGCGTTTTACCGGCGAACACACCGGCCCTGCGATTGATATTTATGTGGGCGGCCCCGGCGGCAAGAAATTCAACTGCAACATGGCGATGGCCCAGCAGGCCAACGAGTTCCAGAAGCTGTTTGAAGTTATGGGCGATATAACGGTAAACGTTAAAGGGCCGGGGCTAATCGCTGAAATCATGCGTGTACGCCACGAACGGATGGCAGCCTAATGGCTATCCCTTCTCGCGTACTCGGATCGGGCATTAACGGCCTATCTACCGTCTCCATTTGCGGTGACGGCAACGCAAGCGTGAGCGCGGCCGGTACGTCAGCAGGCGATGCTACGCAGTTGACGTTTGTCTACAACAACGTCACGACGGCAGCCGCAGGGTCAGGCGTCAAGCTGCCGCCGACCGAGATGGGCGAGACGATTATCGTCAAGAACAGCGGCGCAAATCCGTTACTCGTGTATCCCTATGATGCTAACAGCACCATCAACAACGTAGGCTCTGGGCTAATCAACACAGGTTGCTCGGCCTTGTTCTTTGCCGTGAGCAACACAGTTTGGGAAGAATTGCAGGGGTTTGGGCGAGCGGTGCCGATCCTGCATTACGGTGCGTTTTCGGACACAACTACGCAAACCATCGTATCCATCAATGAAGCGTATGCGATGGTGTTTGACACCACAGACGCAAGCAATGGTGTCAGCATTGGTTCGCCCACCTCGCAATTGGTGGTAAACGAGCAAGGGGTCTACAACATCCAATTTTCCGCGCAGCTAGATAAATCATCAGGCGGCGCGGCAAATGTTTACATTTGGCTGCGTAAAAACGGCAACAACGTTCCCAACACGACCACAACCTTGACTTTGCAAGGAACGGCGGCACGACAAGTCGCCGCGTGGACTTATGTCATACAATTAGAGGCGGCCAACTACGTTGAGTTGATGTGGGCCGCAGACGATGCTGACGTAACAATTCTCGCTGCCAGCGCCACAAGCGTATGGCCTGCGATCCCCTCGGTTATTTGTACCGTAACACAGGTCAACAGCCTGTAATCCCCACAGGAGCAAGGACAATGCCATTAGATAGCGACATTTCCAACGGCGACTCACAGTTGCACGCGGAATTTTACATTTCGGACTCAAAAGGCTGGGAAGGAAAGCCCTTTGTGCGTATTTCCATCCCCGGTGACAAAAACACCGTGATTGACCAGCCCGCTAGGGACGAACACCGAGAGCGCTTCCCGCGCCAATGGCTGTATTTCCAAATGCAGCAAGGCGAGGGAGCAGCGCAAGAAATCGGTACGCCGCTGTCGCAATGGCACCGCGATTATCCCGAAGAAATTACTCGGGATCACATCGCAGAACTGTCTATTTTGAAGTTTGTGACGGTAGAGCAGTTGGCGTTGGCGTCTGACGGCCAGTTGCAGCGCATTATGGGTGGCGTTGGGCTGCGGGAACGCGCTCGGCAGTACCTTAATCGCAAGAACCGAACTGAAGCAAACGCGGAACTAGAAGAAACCAAGCAACAACTTGCCGCCTTGCAGGCGCAGATGGCGCAGTTGTTGAGTCAGGAAGCCCCGAAGCGCAGAGGGCGACCGCCTAAAGAGGAATAGTGTATGTCCACGACCACGATGCTTGAACTGATCCAGCAAGTCACGAACGAGCTGGGTATTGCCACGCCCTCAACGGTAGCGGGCAACACAAGCCAAGACGTTGTGCAGCTTTTAGCGCTGATGAACGCCTCGGGTTACGAGTTGATGCGTCGTGCGGATTGGCGTGAGTTGACCCGTCAGCATACGTTTTACACCGAAGCCATCTCCACCACCGGCACATGGACGGATAGCGCGTACACGATTACGGGCATCCCCTCTACTGCCGGTCTATCCACCGCTTACCAAGTGCAGGGCGTAGGTATCCCCAACGCAACCTACATCACTAGCGTGGACAGCGCCTCACAGGTCACGCTCAACTATGAGCCGACCGAGGGGCAGGTGGGCGGCGAATTGATATTTCAAAAGGTCAAGTACGACCTTCCCGCTGACTACTACAGCACGGTTAATCGTACTCATTGGGACAAGAGCAAGCGTTGGGAAATGCTTGGCCCTGAGTCGCCGCAGCAATGGGAATGGCTGCTCTCGGGCTATATCAGCACCGGCCCTCGTATTCGTTGGCGCTTGTTAGGCGCGTATTTCCAGATTTGGCCGGGTATGAACGCGGGCGAGTTGCTTGGCTTTGAGTATCGCAGCAAAGCGTGGGCGCAAGCCGCTAACGGCACCCCGAAAAACAGTTTCACGGTAGACACCGACACCTGCATCTACCCAGATCGGGTGATGGTGCTGTCAACTAAGCTCAAGTATTTTGAAGCCAAGGGCTTTGATACGACGGCTATCTACCGCGATTACCTGACGGAGTTGGAAACGGCTATTGCACAAGATACGGCGGCTGCCAACCTGTCGTTCGCGCCACGACCGGGTACGGTGTTGATCGGTTACGACAATATCCCAGACAGCGGTTACGGCACGGAAAGCAACTAAAATGCCTCGTCGCCTTGTTCAGAAAACCAACGCCAATGTGGCATCGCTCCCCGCCCCGATTGGGGGCTGGAACGCCCGTGATTCCCTCGCCAACATGGCTCCCACGGATGCCGTCACGCTGGATAATTTCTTTCCGGGCGTCTCCAACGTCAACTTACGCGGTGGATATACGAAACACGCCACCGGGCTGCCGAGCCAAGTTGAAAGTTTGATGGTGTATTCGGGTGCGGCAAGCAACAAGATGTTTGCCGCATCGGGTACGGCGTTTTATGACGTAACTTCCGCAGGTGCGGTGGGTGCAGCGGTGGTCAGCGGCCTAACAAACGCTCGTTGGGAATACGTCAACATCACGACCCCCGGCGGCAACTTCTTGATGGCCGTGAACGGGGTAGATAAGCCGCAGTTGTACGATGGCTCAACGTGGACAGCGATTGACGGCGTGTCATCGCCTGCCATTACAGGCGTTACCACGACCACGCTAGATAACATCACGCTGTTTAAGAACCGGCTGTGGTTTATCCAGAAAGACACTCTTAAAGCGTGGTACTTGCCGACCCTATCGGTGGGCGGTGCAGCACAAGCGTTGGACTTATCTGCCGTCGCCAAACTCGGTGGCAAATTAGTTTCTGTTGGCACATGGACTATTGACGCCGGTTACGGTGTGGATGACAACCTTGTATTTGTCACCGACAAGGGCGAAATCATCGTCTATCGCGGAACCGACCCTTCTAGCGCCTCCACATGGGCGCTGATCGGCGTCTGGATGGTGGGTGCGCCTATCTCCAAGCGCTGCATGATGAAGTACGGCGGCGAC